ATATGTCTTAAATGTGTTAAACTGCAAAGAAGATAAAGCAGAATTTTTAGAATGCGGCGAAGAATGGTGGTGGGGTAGTAATAGACAACTACCCGTAAACTTAGTCATAGGCCCTAAATTTAAGAAATTTAGCTACTGTCTCAGAACCTATAATGTAAAAGATTTTGAAATACTGCATGGTGAAGCAGTTAGTCTACAAAATATTATCACTAAACGTATTAAACGCAGACAAATTCAACTAGTTCAAAAACTTTAAGATAAGTATATTATGCTAGAAATAATATACACCTTAATTGCAACGCATATCACTATAGTTGCTGTTACTTGCTTTTTACACCGAAGTCAAGCGCACAAATCAGTGACTTTTCATCCTATAATTAATCACTTCTTTAGACTATGGCTGTGGCTGACCACAGGTATGATTACTAAACAATGGGTGGCTATTCATCGAAAACATCACAGCATAACAGACAAAGAAGGTGATCCACATAGCCCACACGTTTATGGAATTTGGCATGTACTATTTAAAGGTGCTGGTTTATATCATCATGCCAGTAAAGACACTAAGATGGTAGTTAACTTTGGACGAGGAACTCCTGACGATTGGATGGAAAACAACATATATTCCAAACACAGTAGAATTGGAATTCTAATTATGTTATTAATAGATGTATTGCTATTTGGTGAGTGGGGAGTTTTAATCTGGGGCATACAAATGATATGGATTCCATTTTGGGCCGCAGGTATTGTTAATGGTGTAGGTCATTGGCTAGGATACCGTAATGGTGAGACCAAAGATCGTAGTACAAATTTTAGCCCATGGGGTATTGTTATTGGTGGTGAAGAATTACATAACAATCATCACCTAGCACCTGCAAGTGCAAAACTAAGTCGACGTTGGTTTGAGTTTGATATAGGTTGGTTTTATATAAAAACACTTAGCTTATTAAGGCTTGCTACCATTAATACTGTACACTAATTGATTAAGCTGTAATACAATGGCAGCCGCATAACCGATTGCATGTGACTTTTTAAAACTATAAACATCTTCTGTTTTAGTCCATACTTCTTTTTCTATCTCGGACCATGTACGTCCTATTAAATGTTTTTTACCCGGACGAATAATTGCTAATACCATAGAAAGTTGCTCAATACTCCTGGGCTTCATTCTAATAACAGTATCACTATGACTGTGTATCTGAAATAGTTGTTGAATAACTTCTGGATGTTCTAATAACTCCCATATAGGTTCTTTGTCTAGCAAGTCGTCAATTTCTTTGTTACTAGCAAAATTACTGTAGATGCCAACATTAAGTAAATCAATCTTGAACCATCCAGCATTTTCTGCTTGTTTATAATCCAATGTACATAATCCCGTAAACGGATTAGTTGGGACATGATGAAAATAAACACCTGTATTATGTTTACGTTCTTTACTATTATCTTTTTGCATAGCCGCAGTATGCGCTACTAATTTAAGAACTTGTTCTCTATCTGCAAAGTCAATATCAACATCAAAGCTCAATGTAAACTCCTAGCTTCATAAGGTCGAATACTATCTTTTTTATCTACTAAACTATCAATCATAGAATCATACTCATTGTCACTTAAAACTGTTTTGTATAAACCCATTGCTTGGCTTGCTAATACTGCGGCAATGGCCAATGGGTTTTGTTCTTCTTTTAATAACCGTTCCATGACCATTAATACTTCGTTGTAAACGTATTCTAAACTATCGTCTTTTTCACTCATTTTTCATCCTAGATGCTCTATTTGCTTTGTTATCTGTAGCATATAGTTTTTGTTCTAATATTGCAACTTTTTTAAGCAAACGTTGATATGACTCGGCTGTGGGTACAAATACTTTATTGCCATTCATATCTATTTCAACCATATCATTAATTAATCGAACTTGTGCTTGTTGCGCTTGGCGATTTTTTAATAATGCCGGTACAGTTCGTTGTTTATATTGATTCATTGTATCTCCGCCTTGTTAAAAACTTCCTGTACCCAATCAGCATCAACTTGCTGACGTTTCACTTTAGCCTTCCACGATAAAGGATCAATATAATCTATCAATGTTTGAACTTGTCCAGGTTCAAGCCTATCGATTAGCTTACTGCCTTGATCTGTTGCAAAGGTACACCATGGACTGATACGACCCATTCTAATATCTTGTACTGCATCAACTGTGCTAACTCTAGTAAAGTATTCTCGCCAATCGTAGCCAGTCTTTTCTGCCCATGCTTTCATATTTAACAAACTTCGCTCAATTGCTCGCTCTACAGTTTCTTTTTTAGTTCTATCTTTAACATATGTTTCATAGACAACTGCTTTGCACCAGTCATCGATCTTAATTGCATTTTTTAAAACAAATCTAACAAACTCTTCCGGCTTATCTAAATTCAAATCAATGATGTGCTTGGACACTTTCATAAAATCTAAATAGTATCTATCGTTAATAAAATCTTCGTAGGGTTTATTGTGTTTAACGTTGGCAATAATCATTTTACGATATATTAACCAGCTTTGATAAGCAATACGATTTTGTTTAGAATCCTTGTCCATCATTCTACGCTTCTTCTCACATAAGTGAGACATAAGTGTAGTTTCTCTAACAAAATTTTTATTGCAAAATACGCATTTATAAGTCATTGGCACTAGCGATAACATCTTTGTCTTTAACGTGGTATTGTTCTAACATATCCTTGGCGGATTTTTTATCTAAGTTGCTAATCCAAATATCTAACTCTTGATCATCTAAGTGAGGATACTGTTCACGTAGCCATGCTTTGAAAGCATTCTTCTTTTTCCTCTTGCCACCACCCGGAGCAATGTATGGATGTTTGAGAGTTTTACCAATACCAACCATGCTCATTAACTTCCAAGTCATTTCAGGATCTTTAACTTCACTAAAATTAACATTGACAATGTCATTAGTCATAATCAAGTAATGTTCAATAATGGCATTGTTGGCACTTTCAGCACTACTTAGATATCTTTGAACAAGCCAAGGACTAAACCCTTTCTGTTCTTCTTCACTGAGATTCTCGTAGAGTTTCTTATTACGAGTATCCAGCGCAGGAAGTACTCGCTTAAACATATCTAACATTGGAGCTTTTGTTGCCATACTGTATTATACACTTTTCAATACATTTTGTCTATGGACAGAACTTCAGGTAGTTTGGTTGTTTCTTTAACAAAATAAGCACACAAAGGCTTGTCTCCGCCTTCAAGCGGCACTGCTAGAATATGCCCATGTTTAAGTTTAGGAGTATACCAACGAATATCTTGAAATACATTAATAATTTCTAAAGGCTGAAAGTCTAATCTAAAACTACTGATAGGATTAAATGTAAATGCACTAAAGCCCCGATCATTAATATTCATAATAGGAACAATTTCAGGATCACCGTGATCTTTTTCACCTATGACAATATACCAATCTAAGGGAACTTGAATAATATGTTCTCCAATTTTTAATACAGCCGCAGGTGCGTGAAATGTTTCCATGAAGATTAATGGAACAAAATGATAATCTACATTCTTGGGATCGTTCCAATCGAGAACTCCATAACGTAGATCTTCTACTTCTTCTGGTAAAGAATTTAATTCAAAGGCTTCATTATCTGAAGTTAATATGTTCATAGGTATTTTACTTTCTCGATTTTATAAGGATATGATGCATCCTCATAGTATTTCTTTCTTGTAGTAAGATGCTTCTTACTAAACTTTGCACTGGATGTTAAATCCCAAATCTCTACATGGTCCTTGTCTTGAGCACGTCTAATACCTCGCCCAATACTTTGTATAACTCTGACAAAGCTCTTTCCGGGTTCCAAAAGAACCAGATTAAAAATACGAGGAATATTAATACCCACAGCGGCCACACCGTAAGTCGCCACAATAACCTTGCCATCGCTGTCTTTAATTTCATCATAGTGTTCTTTTCTATCACCTGTTTTCATTGCACCGCTGACGAATACACTATCTGGAATCCTTTCACAGAGTAATTCACCTGCTTTAATTCTATCCACTAATACTAATGTGTTTCCTGACAAAGAAAGGCCACGAACAAACTCTGCAATGAAGTCCATGCGACGAGTATTTGTCGTTAAGAATGTTAATTCTTCTTGATAAGTTTGATACTGTGCTGTTTCTTGTAATTGAATAACATTGACTGTACAATTGGCAAGTACACCCTGATCCTGTAAATCTTTGGCAGCGATCTTATTTACCACTGGGCCCAAAGTTGCTACCAATCCAACTTTTTCAAAATCTTCTTTAGGAATAGTTCCTGTTAATCCCCAACGAATAGGAACATTTGAAAATGGACCACTTAACAAGGCTTTAAGTACATCTGCTTTAGCTTGGTGTACCTCGTCAACAATAATTGCTACCAAGTCTTGACCAAACTCTGCTAGACTTAGCGGACTTTCACCATCCTTAAAACGTTTCTCCATTATGTTAAGACTTTGCCATGTACATATAGTATGCGTTTTACCTAGTTCTTTTTTGTCGCCAAAATAAACACCAACATCAAGACCCAGCAATTCATAATCTTCTAATGTTTGTTTAACTAGATCTTTATTAGGAACAATAATTAAACTTCTACCATAGTCTTGCACACTTTTACTTAATGTAGCTGTCGTAATAGTTTTGCCTGCTCCTGTGCTAATTTCTTGGATACACTGTAAATTATTAAGAAACTTATTAATAGCATCAACTTGATAGTCACGCAGTAAAACTGGTTTACCTTCATTGACGTGCCCTTTGGGCCATATAGTTTGTTCGTGTGTTTGCTCAGTTACTTCAACAAAGTTAAAATTGTGTTTAGGTCTGTGATCATCAATTTCAATGTTGTAACCTTCATCTACTAGAATAGGAAGTATTCTATCTAATAGATTAAAGAACGTAGTACCACCTAAACTAAAATAACTTACGCAACCATCCCAGCGACCAAGTTTGTAAGCAGGACTATGGTAAGCCCAAGGTTGGAAGTACTTAAATTCTTTTTCTAACTTGCGTCTTGTTGTAGTTGCAAGATCGGAAATCTTAATGTTAACTTCGTCTTTAATATGTATTGTACAAGATGTCATAGACATAGTATAACATATTCAGTCATAAAAAAGCAACCTATTAGGTTGCTTTTTATAAAGTAGTTATTCAAAACTTCGACTACAAAACTCTTCAAAGTGAATAATTTCTGCTTGAGTATGTTTCCTTAAATATTGAACAATGTCATAATCACTTTCAATGTATTTTGTAATGCCATTATTATTGATTACTTCTGCTTTATACTCTGGTGGATTTGTACTATCACTTTCATGCCAAAGTTCAATGGGTTTATTTGTAAAATACTTACGAATCCATTCCATTGTATATGGCCTATACTGTGCTTCTCGAGCTGTAAGAGCATACCATTCTCCGTTTGGTTTAAACAATGGTCGCATACAAGTTGTCATAGCATAAAATGCATCAAGTCCGCCTAGCTTAGGAAACTTGTCACAGTCAGGAACCAATACTCCATCAATGTCAAATGCAATTTTACTCATCTCTAAATCTCACTCCATAGTCTGCACTAACTTTACGACTGCCCCACATTGGCTCTTCAGCAAAGTAAGGAAGTCTAGCACCTTGTATAATTTCATTTCTAATGTTTTCTGGAGTAGCATTCCAGTCACTAAACAATACTGCCCACTTAAATTCAATGCCAGGATATACTGCTGCCATATATTCCTTGGCTGCCTTATATGATGATCCACTTAAAATGTTATCATCAACAAATACAATTTTCCTAGCTCTAGAGTCTAAGTTGATCTGTGGCTTCTTAGGAAAGTAAACACCCAATGGTAGTTTAAGGATTTGCGCTACCCA